CTGCGCAATCCCGGGAGGTATCGGACGGTATGCCGTAACAAATGCCTGAAATGGCAGATTAAGATTTCCCCATCCACCCGAGATGCCGTACCCGAAGCATCCGGCTTCGTTCACATTTGAATCGCTATAGCAACCTGTGTCATTGGGATTGGTCGGTTCAAAGATAGTTGGGGACCTGCCACTCAATTCCCAAAGGGTGCTGTATATTGCAGATCGGGTACACCGGTCCCTGAGCAACTCCATTTGGATCCTTTGACGGAACGACGCGTCGGTCTCCAATTGGCGTCGTTGCAATCTGGGCCCGAAGTAATCCGTTGCCGCAAGGTCGAGCCAGCAGTCAAAGGCGGTGCTTATGCGGGTTTGCATCATCGCATAGTCGAGAAAGCCAAGCAGACCCAGCCAACCCGCTGCGAGGGAATTCAGAACCGTATCGAGTACAGGGGTATCTTCCCCGAACCAACCGGTTGGCAAGGATGCCTTTATTCGTTGCAGAATATTCTGTTGATCAAGGGTCATGTCAGGTAAAACTCACGCCTTGCGGCATGAACGATGTCGTAGCCGGTGCCACCAAATCTCCAGCCTGGCCATTCAGAGTGACATTTGAGATATTGATGATCGCTGGCTGTGTTTGATAAGCCACCTGACTGATGCGTGTTAGCGATAATGTGCTACCGATTGGAAGATTTACTATGTATGTCTCTATGGCAGACTGCAGCAAACCAAGAGTTACCCCAGCCGATATTGCAGAAGGAAGTTGAACGGAAAGGCCTACCTGAACCTGAACTATCTGTGGCGGTTGGATCGAAAAAGTCGTTCCGAGTGGTCGTACTGCTTCAATGGCAAGGGAAAGTGAGTTGAACGCAGTGTCAGACAATGAACCTGTTCCGTCGTCGACAACAACAAGCATATTTCCCAGACGGAAACCAGCTGACGCATCGGTGTTCTCCAGAATAACATAGCTCAAATTCGATCCGACGAGCGAAATTGCGTAGCCAACTGCGTCGAGCGTAGCTCGAGATCGCGCTGCAAAAAAATTCTGAAACCGAACTCTGAATGCGGCATCGCTTTCCGGATCCTCTCCCCCGGTTGTTGGTGTGGCGTTGTTTATGGTGTCTATTCCTGACACGGGGGATGCGAGAACTGATATGGTATTGGCCAGCACATTCCCGGACAGACCTGAGACCAATGCAACTATCGGTAAATCAAGCGACATGACACCCGGTGGTAGAGAATACGCGTTCATTGATGCTTGCCACGCCGTATTCGACAGATCAACGGTAACCGAGAAGCTTACCGAGCCGTCTTGTGTTTTCACCGTTGTTCCAGGTGCAACAAATACGGTGGCAATTCCCGAAAACCTGGAAAATGTCGTGACTCCCGACGATGGCATGGCTGGCAGACGCGCGAGTGAAAAATCGGCCATCCAGCTGTCGAGATCGGCGCCGGTACTGGTCGCTGCCCGGGTAGTTTGTAAGGTCAGCAACACAAGCCATTGGACCCATAGGACGATCGCGGCATTGGCTTCGATTATGGCACGGAGTACCGAGCCGATCGAAATGTCGACCAGCCGGCCAGCGGAGGACGTTATAGCTGCTGACATGTCGCGGACAATGTCGGTAAATGTACGGGTTGGAAGGTCCATATGACTATGCGCCCAGGTCCAGAATGACCGAATTTTCAGAGAGCGCGCCGGCGACCTGATATTGTACCGTTACGGATGTCGTCGCAGATGGGCCGCTCATCGACTGATTGATTTGTACCCTGGGCGCCGGTGCTGCGGCAACAAGAGGCTCAAGGCGAAGTTGATCCAAGATTATGCCCTCAATACCTCCCGGAACGTACGGTTCACCAATATTGCTGCCGAGGCCGGCCCCGTAATTGGTATGCCAAATGTAATCACCTGGATTGGTTAATAATCTTCGCACGACCCGCTGCTGGGCATTGGCCCGTACTGACGCCACGTTGATATCCCCGCCAGGACCTACAGAAAGATCGGCGCCCCAATCGCATACGATCGCAATCATGTCATCCTAATCCAGTGGCAGCGGGACCGATGTAACCTGGCCATTGCTTGTATGATGAACGTGGGCATTATAATCGTTCCGTAATCGGCTCAAGGTTCCGTACGAATCATAGACGTCGCCCGAAACGTGAAGATCACCCTCAATGGCGACAATCCCGGAATTGAGCAGCCGAATCGAGCAACCGGATTGATGACTCAGGTTAATCTCCCCCGGTTCTGCCTGCGGTGGGCGGACCAGATTTGAGTACACCCGGCCTACGATCAAGCCATGTTGTGCGTCGCCTTCCTGTGGAATAACCAGGACCTGGTCCCCCGGGATGGGAGGGCATGCCATTCCCCAACCAGAACCTGCCCATTGTGTCAGGACCGGCAGCCAGCCGGTTAGCACGCCTTCCGGCTGCAGCAGCACCTTTGCCATCGCTGTCTGCGAATTCGACGATGTCACGGTGCCCATTCTGGGTTGTGCAAAACCGCCGCGAGCCATGTCCTGGCTGGCAGCCACAACTTCAAATAAACTATCCATTTGGCGAGAGGTCGGTTCCGCCAGAAGCCGGAAGGTTGACCGCCAATGTGGATCCGTGGATGTATTGGACGAAACCAGCCGCTGGCGAGAAGCGTCGTCGCACAGACCCGATGACGTAATCGGCATCGAAACTTGTATTGCCACTGATGATGCTGAGGATATCACCGGGCATGAGTGACATCTCACCAGGCATCGCAATCTGTACGGTAGTGGCCAGTTCAATCATCGCATTGAGGCGTTGATTGACCAGTCGTTCGGTATCCCGTGGGGTTAGGTTGGGTTTAACCATTGAAATCTCCGTGCCTGGCTCGGGGCTCAACGCCGGGAGGCCAAAGGCCGACTGGTCGGTTGAATGATCGTCGGTGTGGCTGAACGCCTGAGCCAACCATGAATTCCAGCTTTTCGCGGTTAATGTTGTCTGAGCGGATGTAGGGCAAATCCTATGGAATGTCAGCCCGGTCACGTCACCTACGCCAATCGTTACGGCGTTTCTCGGCAAATCCTTGGCCGCAGCGAAAACGAGTGTTGTGCCGTCAACAAACAGTTCAAACCCTTCGGCTCTCGCGATATATTTGAGAAGCTCCCATTCGCTTTTGATCGGTGAATGTTCGTTCAATAGCACCTGATTATAACCGTCGCATTGATAACTTCCTATCATTGTTGGGGTCGGCGATATATTAGGCACCAGTCCATGTCTCGCTGCAATGGAGCTAGCTATATCGCTGGCAGTCTGATTACAGAAGGAATCCTGAAAGGTGGAGCCAATCAGTACCGAGGAGTAGTCTCTGCCAATCACGCTAGCCGTATTGTTTATTGCGTCGATAGCTATGTTATCAGCCAGCCCGTCGAACATCACGGAACTGCTTCCATCTGGTTGCAAGCGCATATATATCGTGACTGCTACTTTCCCACTTAGTACGTTCAACCACCGGCCATCCCCGCCGGTGCTTAAAGTTAGTTCGAACCGCGAGCTTTTGCCGGATCCGTTATTAGAGATGTTCGCGTGCATTACTGATTCGACATTTGCACCGTTGATTTTGGTCCATATCCTTGGGCTCTTTATGGAGCTACCCGACATTGCTCTACCCGGGTCCGGTTGGCCCGGCCGGAACTACCAAGGTTGTGGGAGCGCCGAAGGAAAAGGGGTCTTGGAGGCTGTTGATCTGCGCAATTCGTGACCACTGTGTAGCATCGCCGAGATAGTTAGCGGCAAGATGGAATAATGTAACTCCAGGTTGTACAAATACCGCTTGCATCACGGTTGACTGACGCCTTCTGCGCCGGTTATTACGCTCACTACGCGATTACGGCCAAGGATGAGCGCAGCCTGTTGGCCACATTGACTTACCAGTACAGCCATAAGAGAAGCTTTCTCCATGGTTGACATCTGATCGGGCAGATTGGCATTTTGTGAGGTACCTGTACTGATTGCGAGCTGATCGTCAATGGCGCCAACGAGGTCGCGAGCCTGGAGCAGCGCATCTGGTGGCGGGGTGTCAAACTCAAGAGCGGCCAACGTTCGAATTGCATCGGCCTGGCCTGGTGTTGGAACTATACTGGTATTGCCCAGGAGGCTCAGCATGTCGCTTACTTGCGCATCTGGAGACGCTGACATGAGGTCAGTCGGATCCTCCATCCCGGCGCTGACTGATCGAACCACGTAGCAGGAAAGCTTGTAGGTTATCCATCGGGCGGAGGAGTAGTCCAATTCGAGCTGTTTTATCATAACCAGCAACGTGCTTGCGTTCCAGGCCAATACCAACGGTGTTCCCAGGGTCCGTAGATGATCTAACGAACGGATCCGATTTGCAGCGGTTGGACCTGAAAAGATCCCGCGAAAACTAACGGTCTCGCAATCCTCTCCAAGATAATCAGTTGTAGATTGCCCGGACCCCAAAAGATGCACTGTGAGACGCTGTTTTGCCTTTACGAGAACTTTTTCGGGGGACTCCAGGCCAACGAACGCGAACCCACCCAATGAAAGCAAAGAATTCGACATACTATCTGTTCCCAATTGGCTGCGACATAACTGCGAAAGGCGAGGAAACGATGATGCCGTACTTCCAGCGCATAGCCGGCAATACTTCGCTGGCCTCCGGAATTTAGGTGGGACAGTCGCGCTGGCGATCCGCGTTGCTGCGACCCCGGCAGTGTTGTTTGGAGACGGACGATGGGTAACCTCGGAAAGCCGGTTACGTTAAATAATGCATCCTCGTATTCGTGATATCCGTTCGGATCGAGTGGATCGAGTGTTGACCTATCAATAGCTCGCTTTGGTGGCCAAAAGGACAATCAGTCCATTCGACCATCGCTCATCAAATCAGAAAGCCGAAGGAATAGAAACTACCATGGTGAACAACTCAGGATCCGCATCCGACGAAGTCGACAAGTTAGGCCGTGTGGACGGATTTCACCCACATCAGAATGCATGCGAAACCGACAATGGCGTCGTAGCTTGTCGCTGTCTTCTCGCATCGCATTGCGACGCGCTTGAAGCGTTTCAGTTTGCCGATCGCCTGTTCGACCCGGGCTCGCGTCCTGTATAGCAGATTCGGAAAGAAGTTCGGCCTGCTCTTATTGTTGGATCGATATGGAATAACCGGAACAATCCCGCGTTCGCGGCAGGCCGCGCGGTTGGCCTTTGAATCGTACCCTTTATCTGTCATCGCGGCGCGGGGTTTGATGTCCGGCCCGATATCGAGCGATATTTTCAGTTGAGTGCTGTCGCTGACCTCGCCACCGGTCAAATGGAAAGCGATCGGCAGGCCCTTGAAATCCGTCTTGAGATGGATTTTGCACGAAAATCCACCTCGTGACCGCCCGAGTGCCTGATTTTGCTGCCCCCTTTTGCGCCGGCCGCCGAGACATGGGCGCGTACCACGGTGCTGTCGAACATCTGGACGATGTGGGCTGACTCGCTGCTCTCGGCCAAAAGTTGGAAAAAGGCTTCAAACACACCTCCGCGGCTGAGGCGTGAGAACCGCTTCCAGATTCTGTTCCAGTTGCCGAATTCCAACGGCAAGGCGCGCCAGGTGATGCTGTGCAAGGTGAAATAATGTAATGCCTCCAGGAACTTGCGATCGTCACGTCCCGGTTCTCCCCGACGCGACTTCGCGGCGCGGAAAACCTCCACCGTGATCGCCCAATCCTCGTCCGTCATTCTCGTCAGCATGGCCGGCTCCCTGTCGCCGGACAGGCATCGATTCGAAGAAAAGGTGATTCGGGAATACCCCTACACGATACTTGGATCTATCCGTCCACACGGCCTAGCAAACTAGGTCCGTTGACCAAGACTTTGTAAGACGCAGAGAAAGTCCT